GTTCTTTGAATTTGAACATCATTAAATAATGTTCCAAAGGATATAATAGTCCTTCTTATGGTTTCGTGATAAAAATATTCAAACATGATAGAAAAGATATAAAAACTATTAGTATTAATTAACTATTTAACAAAAAAATGCTATGGAGTTCCGAAAGGATTTTCCTCAGTAAAATCAAGAATGGCATCTGCATCAATTTCTATCTGAACATTATCTGCAAACATTTCTCCTCTATCAAAATCATCTTGAGAATCTTGAATGTTATAATCATTTTGTTGGTATAGTTGATAAGTTGCCCCAGAGTCTTGTCCAACAATGTTTTCTTTAAAAATAAATGCTCCTGTCATATTGCTAACCTCTAAATATTTTGAAACTGAATTCCAAGATTTTACTCTTGCAGTAGTTCCACTAGTTTCTCCAACAACAACTTCATTAAATGTGTAAGTGCCAAGAATCACTGGATTCTCCAGTTCTATAACTGGAGGAGCACTATATCCACCACCACCGTCTGTCAAGGTAATAATAACTGTTCCTCCAACTCCAATAGATGTTGATGCTTCTGTTACAAAATTAATTGCAGATCCAGTTGGAGATGGAATACTGAACGAAGTAAATCCAACAATTTCATGATCTAAGTAAGCACTAGGATAAACGGTCAAACTCCCATCATTCACATCTCTAAGAGCTAGTGAATATATTGTAGAAGCAAATGTCTGGACTCCAACTTGTCCAGAAGGATGTCCAACTGGAAGTTGGGCAACATCATAAAAATTGGCGGTTAATATTCTTGTATAGAGACTATCATAATCTTGCTCTTCGGTTGGTTTAAACTTTGAAATATTTGTACTGGAAAATTGTGCAACATGGTAATCATATACCTGTATTCTATGCTCATTACTGGTCATTCCACTATTACTAAATTTGCCTCCAGGTCCAATTCCATATAAAGCTTTATTAGTTCCTGCCCCATGAGTTAAATTTGAACCACCATCGAGTGAAAAAGTAATCTGATTTTGATCATTGGTATTGATGAAAATCCAATGCCATTGACCATCGTCTACTCTGCTATTACTAGAACCACTTAAAGTATATTTTATAGGAAAACCATCATCCAATTTTAGTTGCGGGTATCCATACTCATTGATACCAAAAGCAAACTTGAATGAGTCATTATAAACATTTCCACCATAGTAGTGAGTAACAGACCCAGGATTACTAAAAACAATTAGATCGTCAATTTCTTGATTAATGTTTCTGAAAGAAGTCTTAAACCAAAAACCAATCTTAGCTTGTTGAGTCGTACCCCTATTAAATAGAGTATCTGGCGTCCCAACAGCATAATTGTAGGAATACCTTGTATATGAATTTGGATCATCAAATTTGGTTGAAAAACTTCTATTAGTTTCTAGTCCAACATATTCAGTAGTTGCTAGTTCATTGTTTAGATAATATCTTCCACTATTTGTTGTAGTGAAGTATGCGCGATTACTTCCCAATGGGGACGTACTACTACCATGTACTGCAGTCTCTGGTGGTAGATCTGGTGGTGATATTGTTATAGTAGGTTCTGTTGTATATCCATTTCCAGCATTAGTTAATGTTATAGCAGTTACGGAACTTCCCACTATAGATGCAGTTGCTGTAGCAGCAACTTGTCCAGGGGGACCTATTGAAATTGTTGGCGTTGAAGTATATCCAACACCAGCATCAATTATTCTTATTTTAGTTACTTCTCCGTTTTCAACAATTGCTCTAGCATTTGCAGTTACTGAAGATGCGCCAATAAAAGACACTATAGGTTCAAAAACATATCCAGAACCAGATTCAGATATTGTTACAATTCCAACTATTCCATCACCTAGAGTGCATGTAGCAGCAGCTCCTGATCCACTATCACTAACAAAACTAATCATTGGTGCTTGAGTATATCCAGATCCTGGATTTGCAATTTCAACACCTTGAACTCGACTTAGATTTGGGTTTGGTTCGCATATATCAACGATTCCACTCATCATTGTGGCAACACCTACTGCGGTTATTCCACTGGAAGGTGCTTGTGAGAACTTGGTAGTTGGTCTTGATTTAAATCCACTTCCTCTATTCAATACATTTACAAATCTTACCCCACCATTAACAATATTCGTATAAGCAGAAGCTCCAGTTCCACCACCAAGCATTTTTAGTGTGGTTATTACTCCAACATCTTCTACATTATCGTCAATAAATTCTATGTCAGTATCAATAATCTCTTCTGAGTATCTGAATAGTTCACACTGAAGTTCATATGTATAATTTTTTTGTAATTGATAAAATGGTTTTTCATGCTCAACAAACTTAATTTCAAAGATTCTATCCCCCAAAGGAAAATAAATTAAATCTCCTTCTTTTGGTCTAGATGGAGTTTTAATATCATCTATTCCAGATAAAAATGGAGTTATATAAGTTTTAAACCTTTCTTGTGATACTACAAGAGTTAGGTCATCTACATCTTGAATTCCAAACTTCGATAGAATGGTTCCTTGACCATCATAACCATTAAAGTTCTCAACATATGCTTCTAAAGGATATGCATTTTGAAACTTTGATTGAATTACTTCTCTTATTACCTTATTTTCTGTTGCGAAAGCTCTAGGTAGATAATAAACTTCAACCCCATAAATTTTTATCTGTTCATTTATGAGGTCCTGAACTAAATTTTGTTCTCCTGAAGACCCCTGAAGGAAAAATGGATTTAGCATAATTATTAACCGATCATGTCTAGGGGTGGAAGTTCATAAGTTGAGGACATTTTATCTATAATTGCCTCAACTTCTCTTTGTCCATCATCATATAGTTGTCTACCATTTAACTCAACTCCTCCTGGAAGTTTTACTCCCTGAAATTTAATTAAATTTTGACCCCATTGCCTTTTAACTAGGGCAGTTAAATATAGTTTCAAGAAAGAATCATTCCAAACTTTTGCATAGTCTGAAGGATCCATCATTCTAAAACAATCAATAATTAAAAACTGTCCTACTTTAATAGTACTCCAATCTATATCCAGATATAGTCTATCTTGCCTCTTATTAAATCTAATTTGCTTTTGTGTTGTTAGCAGAAAATCAATATCTTCCAAATACGTTTTTGTCATTGCATATGAAAGAAGTTCTGTAGAACCCATATAGTAAACATCATTTAAAAATAATTGATACTTTACGCCAAACATTCCACTCGAGATGGAATTAGATCCTTCAAAGTGGAAGATTTTATTTACTCCAATTACATGATTGGGAACTTGCAAAAAGTTTCCATTTTCATAATAATTGAAAGTAGTAGATGATCCTGATATTGATGCTGTTACAGTTGAAGTGCTTATACCAACACCATCTGGTGCCTTTGCTTTACCTCTATCAAGATCATCTTGTGTTATTTGATATTTTAAGAATGTTGGATAAACTCCATCAAAATGTCTTTCTTGAAAAAGTTGCAAAGCATCATCAACTAAGTCATCAATTTGCTCATCTGCAATGTTGATCTCTAAAACTGGTGCCCCAAGTTTTCTTAAGCAATATTCTTTTAGTTCTTGTCTAGTTGATGGTTGTGCCATGCTACAAAAGTAAAATTATTTTTTTATGACAAAAAATCTCTCATACTATCTATAATGGTTACTTAATCAAGCTTTTTAGGAGATCTTTAATTTCACCAATATCATCCTTTAAATTTGTCAAATCAGATTCAATACTATCAATTCTATTAGTTTGCTTTTCTTTTATTGATTTTAAATACTTATAATTTTCATATTCATTCAAATTAGTGTTTAGAATAGCGTTAGATCTTTCATCTCTAATGAGATTTGGATGCCCCTCAACATTTGCAAAAAATGGGGGAATTTGACCTTCAAAATTAGGTGGGAGATGATCTCCCCCACCCTGAGGACCATTAATTAGATTTTTCATATTATTCATTTTCATTTTATGCTAAAGCAATTGCTCTTAAGTCTTTGAATCTTGGTGGGTATGCTTGGTTAGTTGCCGTACCAATCAATTTGACTGAATAGTATTTGAAATCTGGGAGATTATCAATACTAAATTCAAATTCATTATAATCAATCTCAGTACTTAAGAATCCTTTAGTATTTGATTTTGTTACTTGTAGATCTGAAGTTCCGTCACTATCTTCAAGATTTATTACTTGTCCAGACTGGATTCTATTGGAGAATCCAGGGAATGGGTAGTAAATTGGTTCATCAGCAGGATTGTCCATGATTGCATAGAATGCTCTGATGTCACTTTGCTCATTGACGTGTGCTGAAAGAAGAATCTTAATTGAAGAAGCTGGAACTTCAAGATTTATTGGGTTTGTAGCATATACAAACGCTGTAGGATCATCTTTGAGGGTTGATGTTCTAAAATCTTGCTTGTAATCTTCAATTACATTATTGATTCTATTGCTAGTAAAAACCATAGCAACTCTATCTAAGTCAACTACTGGAGAAATATCTTCTTCAGAAGTATTAAGTTTTAGATTTAATGAGAATGATTTATTTCCAGGAAGAGCACCTAAGTATTGATTCTCATTTAACTTTGAACCAATAAGTCTTGGGGATGAGAGATATGAGTTATTGTCTAAACTAATATCTTCAAATCCTTGATCCAAATATGGAGCTTCACCACCATCAACACTAGAACCAGAAACGGTCCTAATTCTTGCTGTAATTGAAGTATCTGCAAGTTTCATTACCTGAACAATTGGTCTTACAATTTCAAAAGGAATGTTTTGTGTTGAATGGGTATTTGATCCTCCAGTAGATTGTGTTCTAGTTGGGAACAATGCTCTGAAAGAATCATCTCCTGTTCTATCAACCTGACCTTGTGGCAAGGCATCATTCTTACCAGCAGAGGACATATCAAGTTTAATATAATAGAAGTCAAGACCAATACTTCTTGTGATATCACTATCCTGAATAGTATGTTCTTTGTTTATTCTTCTTAAAGAGATGCCAGACAATTCATACTTAGTTACACTTGTCCTTTTTGGATAAGTGTATGAAGTAGTTTGATCAATTCCTCTACTAATTCCTGTCAGAGAAGTGTCAGTAATACCAGTATAAGCAATTATTTCATCGTCAATTAGAATATATCCTGGATTAGTTGCGCTTACTGCTTCATTCTCAAAATTAGCAAATATACTTATTCCAGATATAGGATCAAATAGCATATCACTTAGAACAATATTATCAGTAGATTGTCTAGAATATTGTGATTCTAAGTTAGCATAATCTAGATCTCCAACTGCCCCAGAAATAATCAGACTGTTAGATCTGAAATGCATGCCATGATTCTTATGATCAACACGAATGTGCAGACCATCACTAAACTCATCATCGGGTGTAATAGACTCAATTTTAACTCCACCGCCAAGTGTTGAATTGAGGTCTGTCAATCCAATACCTGTTGCGACAAATGTTACTGTATTAGCAATTCCAGTTGCATACTGTCCTTGCACATTATCAATAATGATTTCATTAAATCCACTAATATCACTAACAGATAGTCTTACATTTCTACCCAGAGTAGATCCTCCAAGAGAGTCAAATGTAACTGTATCACCAACTTTATATCCAGTTCCTCCCGCGTTAATTGTTGCGCCAAGAGAAACTACTTCTCCATTAATAACGCTAATATTAGCAGTTCCATTTCTACCTTTTCCAGTTACTGCTCTAAGAGGGACTGCTGAATAATATCCATCAGGATATCCAGTTCCATTATTGATAATATTGAGATCGCTACTTGCAACACCTGCTTTAGCAACAAAATCACCAGTTCCAGTAGAACCAAACTGTGTTATGGTGTTACCAAGTACAAGGTCAGTATCGGAAATTGCTGAACTTAAACCAACTCTCAGTCTTCTAGTAGAAATTGTTAGAGAGTCTGTGAGAAGGTTTGCGATTTGCTTATTACCAATATTCAGACTTGGATTGTAGAAACTAATATCTCCACTAGTTTCAGTAAACTTAGCTTTGAATAGAGTCATCTTAAGATCTTCATATTGGCTAGCATCCCAAGTGCTTCCATTCTGAGACTTAAATAATGATCCAAGAACTGGTTGTTGAGTAACAACAATTTGCTGTGATTCTGGTAGGGATTGGGTTGCAACATCAACTTCACCGAGTCTAGAAATCCAAGCATTGTAATCATTTGATTCTGACATCAGAACAACTGCATGTTCCTCACCACCTTTCAAATAAACTGGTGAAGGGAACTCAACAACTGTTGGTACAGTACCATCCTCAGAAACATTTACATCTTTTGGTTCTATAGCAACTTCACTGAATGGGTGAACATCAGTTTTTGGAGTTCCAAGTTCCATTGGTCTAAGTTGAACAATGACTGGAAGTTTGTCATCTTTAGTTCTAAAGAACAGTTCCATCTTAGTTGCAAAGATTCCATTTTCTTCAGAAACAAAGAATGATTGTGCCAGGGGATCCCAACGACACCATCCATATCTACCATATCTGTATCTCCAGTTATATGGCCATCCATACCAACGGTTACGAGTACTAGTTGAGGTTGTGCTAGTTGTTTCAGATACTGATTTAGACTCTGTTACTTGCTCAGAAGTAATCTTTGCGGATCTTGTTGATTGAATTGTTTCTTGAATAGTTTCAATCTTACCACTAGATTCATAAGTTTCCTCTCCACTGGTGTCTGTTACACCTGGAATTTGAGAGTTAACTTTACTGCTAGTCAATCTAAATGTCTTCTTACCACTTTCAAAACTTGGGTTTGAAGGTACATTTGGATTAGGAATAAAGTATGAACCATAAATTGCTCCAACAGAATCAGTTACTAACTTAATTGCACTAATTGTTGCCTGAGCACCACTAGTTTGTCCACGGAGAATCATTCCCTCAGTAATATATCCAAAGTAATCACCTTGAGGTTGATCTGCAAGACTATGGACATCAATATTCAATATCGTTGAAGAAGTAGAATATTCCTCAGGAATTAATGTATTGTTATCCTTATCATATGGATTTACAAAGAAAAAGTCTTCTGGTTGATTGAAAGGACCTTTTCTATGATTTGACTGTGCAGCTCTAAACTGAATTTGTGTCTGTGTAATGCCTGGAGTTGGATCATTTGCCAAGACAGTTGTTGGAACAATACCCTTAATAGTTTCTCCTACTTGGAAAGTTCCAGAAGACATAGTGATTTCCAAAAGTTTTGGAATTGCATACTTATTGACATCTTGTCCATCAAAGAATGCATAAACTCGAGTATATGGTTTGAATCTCTTTCCAATAAACTCAATGTTTCTGGATCTCATGTATGGAACAATATCTGTCGAGATTGTAGAATCTCCTAAAGATACTGTAGTTACTTCTTCCGATAACTTCTGCTTGGTTCCACTTCTCTTAGCAATACCAGTCTTTGTGGTTGTATTGGTTGTTGTAGTAACTTGAGTTCCCCAACGTCCATACCATGGATAACCCCAATAGTATCTGTTCCAATGATATCCATACCACCCATAATAGTGTCCATAATATCCATAATAATATGGATATCCATAGTAGTTCCAATATGGATAATATCCATATCTATGGTAATATGGATGATAGTAACCACCACCATAATAATTTCTACTTATAGAAGTAGTAGTAACAGTTTTACCAGTCCACGTAGTTTCCCATTCACCCCAACTTACTGGACTATAACCAGTTTGAGGATCCCATCCTTGTGCAATTAATTGCTGTTGTGTCTGAGTAAAGTTGTCAATCATGACATTCTTTGCTTCAGCTCTAACTTGATCAATCCAAACATCAGATGATGGATATAGATCAATAGATCCAGTATATGATGTTACAAGGAAAGGAGTAACATTCTCAGTTCTTGTGGCATATGGATTTTCGAACTTAGCTACATGCTCATAATCAAGAGTAATTAGTTGTCCACTTCTCTTACATCCAGTTCCAATCAAATCAGTAACAAATTGACTGTCTGCAAGAGGATTTACTGTTGATCCAATACCAACCAATTGCTTTGAACCTAGAATTAAGTCAAGTTCTGTTGTATATGGAGTGGGTCTTAACTCACTTGCTTTTGCGTCAATACTGTTTTTAACAATAGTGCTCTTATTTTGGGATTGTGTGGATGTAAAGTCATCAACAAAATATCCAGATTTAAATCTATCAAGACCGTTAGCATCTTTAATCTTAAGGTTTTCCGTGTTGGATTCAAGAAGACTTAATGATGTAAACTTCTCAAGGTTTCTAATTCTGTCCTCAAGTTTTGCAATATCCTTCATCCTATAACGCTTATGATCTGTAAGTGTTATGGTGACTTTAGAAGCATCGCAAAGATATGGTGGAAGTGAAATAGTCACAATTTCCAGAGCTTCATCTACTGATGGTGGCTCTTCTGGCATTTCTGAAGGGACGCCAGTATTTAACTGGAAGATGCCATCTTTTGTTAGGAAAATTTTATCAATTCTTGGTAGATAATATCCATATGTTGCAACAAAAGATTCATCTGAAGCGAGAACACTACTTGAGCAATTGCTGACTGAATCAAAAGATCTACCTAAGAACTCGAAAGGAGAACGTGAGTTATCTGTAAGGTCAAACTTACTCACTCTAAGTCTAGAATCAATAATATCAGTATTATTGATAGTCTCTTTTGCAAATGTAGTTGTACAATAATCAAACTGTGAATATGAATTTGCAGTTACAATGTCACCATCATCAGATGCAGAAAACTCTGCAGTTTCAAATACAACTCTAATTTTTCCTCTTGGTTCTTGGAACTCTGGTTTCCTTTCAAGTCTACAATAGTCATAGATTGTATCTTTTTGACCATAATTAAAACTGAAATTCTTAAGAATATTTTTTGCTCCAGCAGTTGAAGTAACTACAGTTGCCGTAATTCCAGATTCTTTAAATCTAATAACTTCACTTTCTTGGAGTGGAATTTCATTGAGATATGAAAACTCTAATTTAAAGTCATTTATCTTTTGTACAATGCATCCTGTGGATCCACTACTTTCACCAACAAATTCTTCTCCAATTATGACATTTGTAGTTGTACCAGTAGCATCACTGATATTAGTTAATGTTGTAGATGGTAATAATGGATCAGCAGTATTGTTAGACTCGACTACGGAATATACTTTAGTAACATCTGGATACAGTAGGCAAAAGTCTTCGTCTTGAATTCTTGTTCCATATGGATACTGACCAGTTCCATAGTCTAAACCATCATTTAAAGATGTAGATCCAATTCCAGAAGAAGAGTTTCTGGATCTATTGAATACAATGCTATTAATTCTCTTTTTATTTTTTATTTTCGCTTTAGGATTTATCTTTCTTAGGGTTGCAATCAACCTAGAATTGGCATCATCTGAACCAAGTCCAAGAATTGTTAATTCTTTTGATCCATTTTCAAAAACAAATCTATCTGAACTCAGAGTTTCAAAAGTTCCATCCGAACGAGTGAGGACGTATCTTTCTTCATCAAAATTTAAGAAAGTTTCATTATCATTTGCAGCAATAGTATTTGTTGCATTTGATGTAATTGTTATAGGATATTCTCTTCTGATAATCAGTTGAGAATTTGAAAGGTCAACATTTGAAATAAATGGTCTTGCTAATGTAGTATATAAAGTATTATCCTGTGAGGGTAAGAATTCTGAATTTAGAAGTGCAAAATCAAAGATATCCTGTGCAGAAGATGGTAGAGAACCATTATTGATGTTGGATACAGTTGTTATTCCAGTAATTATAAGATTCTTCTCTTGTACTGCTACAACTTTAGAATATGATTGCTCAGTATTTCCTGGAATAGTATATGCGACTAAATTTCCTGGTTTTACCACATTGAGGAAAGAAAAATCTTGCCTATCTGGAAGTGTTACAGTTGCAATTCCAACTCCAGAACCATTATCTTGTTCTGCACTAACTCTTACAATACCATAAGCTTCTTTTAAAGATGGAACAATATCTGCAGTAAAGATAGTTGAAGAAGTTCCTACCTGAGATAATGATTGGACATCCTTATTTGAATACTGAGTTACAGCAATTGCAACTCTACTATCAGTTTCAATACCATCAAAAGTTAACTTTTCTCCCCTAGAGAAAGAACCAACAGTATTGTATAAAGTTAAAATGGTGTCATTGCTAACATCATATCTTAGATACCCAATAGCACCACTAGATCTTCCTTTAATATGCTTAGGGGATGATATGGTGATAGGTTCATTTAAAGCAATTTCAGTATATGTCTGAATATCAAAGAGTGAAATATCCCAACGGTTTAAATCTTGAACATTTGTATCATACCCGCCAGTTTCTAGAGAAAAATCATATACCCTAGCAAGACCAATTTCTTTTCCTGATCCAATAGTTTGAGAAGTTCCAACTCTAGAATCTCTCAGACTTACAATGAATGGTGCATCAAGATTTACACTTGGAGCGCCATAAACACGGTTTACTGAGTATGTAGATCCTGTAAGATAACGAACTTCTTGATTTTCTAGAGTCCTTACTGTTCTGGGTTTATTAAAGTCTAAGTATGTTGTTGAAATTGTTTCAACGTCATACCCCTTAACATATGCTTTTCCTGGTGAAATTTTATATACGCCAAGATTTTCACTTGGAGTGTTGTTATTATATGTTTGTTGATTCTCGTTAAATATTCCATTATTTCCCAGACCATTATCTATAGATTCTCGAGAAGTTACTGAAAATGGTCTTATATAATAATCTCCAGATTCTTCATGAGTTCTTCTTGCAATTTCATCTTTGAGGATATTGTAAGTAGATTCTTTTTTCTTTCCAGAAATTAAAACACCTTCTCGTATATCAAGAAGACTGATAAAACTTTGATTATCAATAGAATCAATTGGTTTTTTGCTCAATACCGCTGTGATTTTGAATCTATCAGCACCAGCAGCAGCAAAGTTTGAAAATCCTTTTGCATTATCATATAAAGAAGAGTCTTCATCTGCAGAGACAACTTCTTCAACTACATCAAGACCAACTTTGTATGTTGGAAAGTTTGAATGTGCATCAAGAATTAGAGTTTGTGCTTCAACATTTACAAAAGTTCCTCTAATAAAGTATACACCTTCGGATAAAAGTACGGCAGATCCGACAGATGTTGCTTCTTGAGATGCTGTATTAGCAAATCCTTCTCCAGATTGAATAATAAATTGACTCTTTGTTAGGTCTTGTTCAAGAAATAATGTTTCTCCGTCAGAAAAAACGCTTTGATTGTCAGTTCCTGCCCCTTGGTATGACAAATAAAGTGTTAAAAATCCTCTTTCTGAGAATGATGCGTCAAGAACTTTAATTACTTTTGCTTGAACGTTTGAAGTAGCACCTTTTATACTCTTTCCAACAAGATCGTCAAGGTAGAAATTTACGTCAATTCCAGCATATGCGTCTTCAATTTCAACCGCAAAAAATTGATTATTATAGTTAATTTGCCCTGGAATAACAACAGAGCCTTCTTTAAAAACGTGGTTGCCAAATTGCTCTACCTGGTTCTGCAGAATAGACTGCACACCAGAAAGTTCTCTTGCTTGGACTGGATATCCTGGCTTAAAAAGAACTTTATAGAAGTTCTTTTTGGGATCAAAATCGTCAAAATATGGCGAAATATTTAAATTAGTTTCTTGGGGCATGATTTCTTAGAACTGCAAAATGACTTTGATATCTTCTTTTTGACTCTTGGATCTTAAAATTGATGGTCTATTATCTACATAAACCGTAATTCCAGAATACTTTTTAACTTCTGGAGTGGCAACGCCATTTACAAAGTTTTGGCCAAGGTAATACGTTTTTAAATTACCTCCATTATTTATTGAGGTTGATACACCGCTAAAACCAGTGTCAATATCCAAATTGAGACTACCACCAGCAATAGTTACACTTCCGCCAGTATCTGGAGTTGCTGTAAATCTATTCATATGAAATCCATAAGGAGAATTTGGATTTCTAGTTCCATCAGAATTAAATCCTACAACTGTCCTATCTTGCCACAATTTTAGAACTCCAGTTTCTGAATCATAAGAAACAACTCTTCCAACCGCTGTTTGTGCCAACCCTACACTTTGAGTGATAAGGGCATTTGGTGTAAATGATGCTGTAGAAGTATTTCCTGTTAGTCTTAAAGCATAGACAGCACTTGCTTTATCGAGTGTTAAAATACTATTAGAATCAAACGCTTCTGGATTTTCAACAATTCCAATTCTAGAAATTCTATTGCCAACAATAAAGTCTGGATTTTGCTCATCATTTTCAATTCTAGAATATAAAAGAATGTGGTATGCTCCAAGTTCTTTGTAAATATCATGTCCATGCCCACCTTTTGGTGGGATGATTACATCAAAAGATGGATTTATAGTTCCTTGAGGAACATTTCCCCCAACTAAATCTACAGTTCCAAAAGTATAATTAGATCCTCCTTTTGAAACAGTAATACTTTCTACTTGAGAGTCATTATCGATAACAATAGTTGCTTCTCCACCACTACCATCACCTTTAATTGGAATATTACTATAAACCGCGTTAGCAGTTCCAATTCCAGAACCTCTGTTAGTAATGGTAATAATTTTTAATTGTCCACTATTCTTTGCATTACTTCTGATGGGAGAATATTCATCTGCTGTTAACCAGTTTGAAGGAGTTGGAATAAAATCAATAGAATCAAATTTTACAATATCTGCAGGGGTAATACTATACAAATATTTCCAAACATATCCATCACCACTAGTACCAGCTTCTCTTGGTTCTAAATCTGTAAATGTTGGTTCATCTAGAGATGGACTTCCTTCTGGAGTTTCTGGAGTTGTTCCATTATGCAAACAAATATAAACTCTATAATCTCTGTTTACAATATAGAACCTAGATTTAAAAATTGATGGAGTGTTTGAAGGTTCTGACAATTTTGTTCTAGACACATCATTGCGATACATGTCATAAACATCACCACTCTGCCATTGATACTTTCTGATAGCATGACGAATATTATCAGAAGTAATCTTCTTCAATGCGACCATAGTGTCCCAATAATCATTAGATTGGTCCAAATTGTCCTTTGGTGAGGGGGGAGAAGTATCCCAATTTGGATCATAATTTGTTGGATTAGTAAGACCTACAAACATGTAGTAAGAATTGTCAACAGAGGTTGCTCTCTCAACAAAATTCTTAGCAGTCTGCACTCTTAATTGATCAGTTATAATTGCTGCCATTTGGGGACTTTTTTATTTATTTATAGGACATAATTAGAGGATCTTAGTGGGGTTATTCTTCTGACCACTGGAGAGGTATCAATTCCCACAACACCGCCATTGTAGAACGACGTGAAGGTCTTAGGGGACCTTCTTCTAACGGTATCTATCCTACCCCAACTATAATCACCTAAGAATAATGCTGCAGAAACACCCGCAAGGTCTGGATAAACTTGATCAATTCTTACAGTGACTTCCGTAGTTGAGAATTCATCAATAAGAATAGTTGCTCCATCATCAACAATTACTGTAACTCCATCATTAATAATACCTGGACTATTGAAGATCTCAAATCCAGTTACTGTGTCATTGACAGTGAACAATTTTCTTTGAAAACTTACATCATAAACTTGATATATGTTATCGATATATTCACTACCATTACCTATAATATTTCCTTCAAGATCTAGAGACTTAACACCGCTTCCAACATAGCTGTTTTGAACTGTAAAGTAGTCTCCTTGTCTCAGTTCACTAACTGTGATAGCAACACCAGTTACTGCTGGGTCTCTAATTGGAGATCCTTCTGGGACATATAAGTTGAATATTAATCCAGTAGAACCAACTCCAATTGCAGTCGGGGTTATGTCAGTAATAACACCAAAGTCTCCAACATATGAAACATCCTCAATTACTTCTCTGATTCCAGTTGGTTTCTCAAAGAAGATCTCTGGGGGATTAGACTCGGAATACCCAGATCCACCATTAGTAATAGTTACGCTTGTTATCTCTCCATTGGTAGCGTTTCCATAACCCTTTGCTTGTCCAGTTGTACCAACACCAATAGGTGAGGTAAAAATGAGTGGAACTTGACCAATACCATATCCGCTACCACCATCATTAATAATAATATTATCAACTTCCCCTAAAATAGAAACTTCAACAGTTCCTTTTGCTCTAGTTCTTTCTGTAATATCGACAATTTCAATTTTTGATCCAACTTCTCCAGTAATATCCTCCCTAAAATTGTCAAAATATGTTCTAGCACCTTCAACATAGATTGAAGTAGAAACTGCTGTTCCAACATTCTGAATTATATTCGTGAATGGATTAACTCTTGGTTCATATAGAGGTCTATCTTTACCTACAATGTTCCCATCAATGAATAAATCTTCAGTTTGTTTTTTCCAAATTAGAGATCTTACTAGAGATGACTCCGAAACAATACCAACTCCAGCATAAACATCTGTTAGTAGAGATGTTGTAGAGTCAACTAAGTTTACAAGTCTATTATCTTGACGTACTTTGATATCATCGCCAAATACTTGAACTCTATCTCCCGTCTTAATAGTTTCTGTTACGTTAACATCAAGAACGTCAACATTCCTAGTTCCTCTATAGAAAATAACTTGACAACTATCTCCCGTATTTTGAGTTCCTTCTAATGGCCCATTTGGTGGTTCTGTAAACAAAAATGTGCTTCCCCCATCAAATATATAACCCTCCCCAGGAACCTGAAGTACGCCATTAAGGAAAACAAGCAATGCTGCTTGAATATCAATATTAACATCACCAATAATCGATTTTAATACTCCATCAATGGTTAATGGGAAAGTGGTCCTAACCCCATCAAAAAGATTTTCTGGACTATCAAATACCTCAAGTTCTCCGAAAGACCAAGCACTAAATTTATCACTATAAGTTTTATCGACATATATTTGGAACTCATCAAGAATAGATTTATAAACATTATCTCCCGAGATCAAAGTTGCAGTATCTTCAATAAGAACTGTCACATTATCATCAATTACAATTGGGGATGCTAAAGTTGTTGTTATACCAGCAGCAATTGCAGTACCAACTCCAATTATATTATCAACAAAACTTGTTAGACCTTCAACTCCACCATTTGATTGTCCAATTGGAATAGTCAATATATCCCCAGGTTTATATCCATACCCATATTCTCTCATGTTGAAAGAAATGATACTAGATCCTTGACCAACAACTATATCAATCTTAGCGCCAGTTCCACTTCCAGATTGAGATGATGAACTATAGACGAGAGGAATATTTTCATAATTTAGAGGATTGTCAAATAAAATTCTAGGAGGATCGATAGTTTCAGAATATCCAGATCCACCATCAGTAATATTTACAGAAACAACTTTTCCAACAGTCTCAATGTCTGTACCAATTACAGCTTCTCCAATTTTGACCTTATTATCATTTTCAAAATTACCAGTCCTCGCATAAACATTGATTGGATTTTGGATAGAGGATCTATATCCAGATCCACCATCAAAGATCTTTATATCATTAATGATTCCACCAATAATAACAGGACCACCAGCAGCTTGTTTTAACTTTTGATAACCAGATCCAGAACTTGATCCTACTGCAGCAATAACTCCACCAACGGGAACTCCAGAACTATTGACATCATTGCCAACAAAATCTTGTAATCCAATAAATGCCAAATCTGCTTGAGTTGTTGCTGTTCCAGCAATTATTTCATAATTTCCAGAAACAGTTACATTAGAATTTACTTTTGGTGATTGGAAAATATCTCTTACAAGAACAATTGCCGAATCTAAGTTAAATCCAGGTATTTCTTGCTGATCTACTTTCAGACTGAAATTAGTAGCAACTCCAGTAAATTCTTCAGAAATATCTCCAAAAACATAATTATCAGAATATGCTTTATCGATAGATCCAGGAACTGCAGATCTAATAAATGATCTTCCACTAAATTTAGATGAAGTATTGATTCCAATATAGTCAAAATCATTTTGAAGTTGTCCAGTAGTTTCTCCAGCACCAGTTGGTCTAATACCAAATGGCGCATCCACAAAGTGAAGTGTATTACTACTTACAGTATAATTTCCAGATAATTTTTCTAATGTATCTCCAATCGTATGAATACCTAAAATAGTACCTAAAACAGGTCTATCAACAAGCAAATATTTTTCATTAGTAAAACCAACGGTTTTAATTTCCATTATTTCATCATTTATTCTAATCAAATCTCCATTAAAGAGATTTTTTGTAGTTGCAACTCCTACAATATCTGTTGTTAGATTTACATCAAAATCAGTAAGATTTACGGTTACTCCAGTTCCAACAATTGGAGATTGAATTACATTATCAATTGTTAAAAGGAGACGATTATCTACATTATTAGAATAGATTCTATGTAGTGTTCCAACACCAACATTCGTAATTTGCAAAAATTCTGGATTCTCAACCGTTGCCTTTTCTGGAGAATCAGTCAGTCTAATATATTGAGCATCTACTTTGATAACAAATAGTTTTGGTGGCAAAATATCCGTTACGCCAACACCCGCAATATTTGTAGTTACAATTCCAAGCGGTTCATGTAAATAATCGTAATTATAATCGTATGCAACTTCTTCACCACTAAT